TACTTGAACCATCTCCTGAACCATCTCCTGAACCATCTCCTGAACCATCTTCTGAACCATCTTCTGAACCATTTCCTTGTCCCTCTCCTTGTCCCCCTGCATCAGCTAGAGCTTTTAATCTTGTTTCTTGCGCTCTCTTTGCTATAACTCCTGGATCGTTTTGTACTGAAGCTAGAAGATCTGCTGGATTACTGTCTGCACGTGGTTCTTCATATATTGCAGGTTCTCCTTGTGATTGGAAATACTTAGCTATGAAACTTCCGCTTGGTAACTCTCTTCTTAAAAATGGAAATAAAATCATTTAACTCTTGAGTTCCACATAGTACCACCTGTTACTCTTTGTCCAGGTTGTCCGAATACTGATTCTAAATCTGCTACTGCTTTGTCTTGATATGTTTGTGTGCCTAGTTCAGCAGCTATCTCGAATGCAATATCTTCTCTTTCTTTAATATCATTAGTAGCAATAAATCTTGCCCACTCTGATGATGATTCATCAGGTTCTTGTCCCACTATATTTTTAAATTCGTATCTCCATTGTGGAGCAGCAGTAGAATATTTTTTAACATTAGTACCTTTATATTGTGGATGAGAAGCCATAAAAGAATCTTCTAATGATGGTAAGTATGTCTCTGTATACCATAGTGGATTAGCTTCTTTTTCATTAGCTATATTTGTTAAATTTAAATTATCTGATGCACCTGGACCAAGTATTGCGTCTATATCAGTAGCTATAGATTGTGTTGCAACAATGACATTTATATCTTCGCCACTAATAGCTGCTTGTACTTCTGGAGGTAATATACCAGGCAATCTAGGATTTTTAATTTTGTCATATACTAAACTTAAATCTTCATAACCTGGTGTACCATTAACTGAATTAGATACGAGTACATTAATTAAATCTGGATCTAAATCTTTGAAACCCGCTAACATCATATCACTTACCACTTTTTCATATTCAGATTGAAAGTTAGCATTATATTGTGCAGGATCTTGTGCTTTTAATTTTACTGCTTTTCTTTCTGCTGATGTATGGTCTCTATACCAAGTTGTATTCATAAGTTCTGCATCTCTTGGTACTCTACCCTCTTGTGCTGCCTCAATAGCAACTGCTAAATAATCGTAGTTACCATCTTTATCTGTAGATAATAACCATGGTGCTGTCTTTGCTTCTTCTTTTATTGTCTCTACAAGGTACTCATAAGGTGTTGCACCATCAGGTAATTTATCAGCTATATTATATAATTGATTTGTTGTACCAAAATTATAACTACTATTCCACATATCTGTAGTTATAAAACCATCAGATTTAACTACTTCTCCGTTTTGTATAATAGTATTAGGAGTTAATGTTTCGTTACCAGGAACTTTTTCTAGTATTTCTAATGGATCTTCTATTAAATATTTCCAAGTAAACATACTGCCATCAGGTAACTCAATAAAAGCCATTAGCCAAAAGTTGTTATCTTGTTGTACTACTTCATAATCAGCAGGTAATCCTGCTATTAATCTGTTTTGTTCTTTACTTTGTGTTTCCATATATAAACGTTTCTAATAGTCTATCAGGTTCATTTTTTGTATTTACTGGTTTTTCACGCATAAATGACAATGTACCTTTTAATTTTTCACTTATATTTGTGTTATCAATGCTTGTTGGTAGGTATGCAGATACGTATTGTGTATCTGTTTCTGCATCCATAATTTTATTTATTAACATATCAGTAGGACTTATTTTTTCTACAACACCCATAATATTATTTAGACGCTCCCAGTCTGGTTCGTATTCTTTTTGATTGTACGCAGCTACACCATGTGCTGCTCCTAAATTATTCCAATAATTATGTGCGTATGTATTAGCCATATTTTTAAGTTCTGGAGCAGCAGCAATAGTCATTGCTAAACCTAATACTGCTGTTTCATATATATCTACAAAATCTAGTACACCACCTGGAGTTAATAATTGTGTTCCTAATCTTGTAAGTCTAGTTTTAAATCTTTTTTTTACTACTTTGTCTACAGGTAAATTGTCAACTTGTTTATTTAAATTATCTACTATATTAGCAAATTCATCTGATTCGTTTGGTGTTAATTGTGATTGTGCATTTAAATCAGCTTGTTCAGCAATTTCTTCAGCAGTAAATTCTACAGTACCCTCTGGTTCTGCTAATTCTAAAAATTCATTTAACCTATCTCTATCTACTTCATCAACTAATTCATCTGGAATTGTGTCTGGTATATCTACGTCTGGATCTATACCAGTTAAACTATTCTCACCTACATCATCTATTTCATCAAGTAACTTTTCTTCATCAATAGGACCTATCTCATCTTCTATTTCTGATAAAGATTGTTCAGTCATAGCATCACCATCTGCAAGATCTCCAGTTAATTCTTCTTCTGCTTCACGTGCTAATCTATTTGATTCATCATCAAGTGTGCTAATATCATCTGGTACATCTACTGCATTCGCATCTATAAATGGTATAACAGCAAAACTATCAATATTTTTTACTTTGCTTGCGTTAGCTTGAAACTCTCTTACACCAACTTTATCTATGTTCATTCGTTTTCCATAACCTAAATCATCATTAGGATCTAAAAATACTACTTCGTATTGTACATTAATAGGTCCTGTTACAAACCCCTCAATGCCAGATTTTCTCAACGCTGCAATAGTATCTATATCTCCTACACCAGTTATCTGTCTTACTTTCTCTTTTATACTACTTGAGAAACCTTGTGTAGTTAAAGTTGTGAATGGTTTTCCATCAACATAAATATAGTGAGGAAAATCCATATCTTTAGTAGCTTCAACTAAATCATCAAAACTAACGCCTGTTTCTTTTGCAAATGTTTGCCAATCTATTTTGCTTATTTGATCTCGCAAACCAACAGAGTTACCTACTAATGGACCTTTTGTTCCTGCATACTTTCCTGGTCCTATATCTATTAATAAATTATTTGTATCTACTTGTACTTTATAATACGAAGTTAAAGGTGCATTTGTACCTCCTCCTGTTATTTGTGATAATGATCTACTTCCTACAGGATCTGTATAAAATCCTGGTATCTGATGTACATCTCTACCATATCTAATATCTCCTGGATTTACTTTACCTGCACCTTGATGACTTACATAAAACTCTACACTACCTGTAGTGCTTGGATTTAAACCATCATAAAAATTATTAATATATCTATTTTGTTCTTCTACAGGTAAATTCTTATAATCTATTATTCCACCTTGCGCTCTAGGAAATTTTTCTGTTAAAAATCTTTGAGTACCCTCAAAGTTAAACATACCTCTACTAACATGTCCATCTGGCACAGATTTTTCACCTAAATTTTTCCAGTTTATTGTGCTATCAGGAAATTTAGGAAACTCTGGTTGTGTTGAACCCTCTTTTATAAGCTCGACAATTCTTGCAGCATCTTCTTCTGGAAAACCTTGTGCTTTTGCGAAATCTTCTAAGAAAGTTAAAGGCATAGTTCTTTCACCGTAATTGTCTAATGCATCTCCAAATAATTCAATTATATCTTCTATTTGCCAATCCATTATTCAATACCTCTACCAATAATATGGCACCTACATTCACAAATAATTTTATGTACCTCTGTATCATCAAGAGGTAAATTAAAACCACAAAAATAACAATTATACTTCATTATTTACCTTGCTTCATTTGTTCAAATCTGAATTTATCGTAGCCAATATTTTTAGGTTCATTAGGAAGTAATGTTGTTCCTTTAACAAAATCATTTAATGTTTCTGCAAACTTAGCTGCTTGCTCTTCCATACTTTCTTGTACTGGTTTAGCGTATGCAAAATCAAGAATTTTATTTGCAAATTTTGGATTTTCAAAATCTTTTTTTCTCATAAGATTTCCTCCTGTATATCTTTCTGCTTGTATTGATTCTGCATCCATCATGAAATCTGAATCTGGTGTAACCATATTAAAGGTTGACCAATTCTCTAAACCATTTGGTCCATCACCCTCTACATATCCAGATATATAAATAGCTGCAACTGCATTTATAAATGGATTACTTATATTATCTACAAAATCTCTACCATTATCAAATAGTTCTGGAAATATTTTTTTAAATCTATCTTCCCAAAAATCATTTATCTGCCACAATCCATAGTCGACAGAGCCATCACTATTTGGTTTACTTACTCTGTTTTGTGAATAACCTAAACTATAACCACCGTCATGATGTTCAGCTAATGCTACTGCAACTAACTGTTGCATTGCAGATGGATCATCTGTATTTAATACAAACTCTCTTTCATCATTAGGATTATATTCAGATGTAGATAAGTTTTTAGATTTTACATAATTGTCTGCAAATACTAAATAAGAATATAATCTTTCAGGTGTGTATTGTTCTTTATCTGGTTGATCTGGTGCAAATGATAACCCATTAGCCATTATCAACCCTATTATAAATAATCTCACTAACCAATAATATCACTCATCCTGTCAATTGAATAGGTTAAATATGAAAGATTTCTAGCATCTTCATCTGCTTTAGCTTGTGCTTGTATTTCAGGTTGTAATGTCTGTTCTATACGTTCAGCAGTTCTAACTCCTGGACTATCAGGCACTTGTAATTTGCTTTCTGGCATCATTCTTCTTCTTACTAAATCTAAATTTCTATCATACTCAACAGCAGCATTTGCATAGTCTTGTTCTGAATCTTTATAGAAATCCATAAAAGCTGCCATTTCTCCTGTAGTCATATTTGTTCTACCACCTGCTGCACTAATTGCAGTCTGTACTGCTTCTTTAACTGCTAAAGGTCCTGCTGATGGATAAACTAAAGGATATATAATTGGTCTATTTTTATAATCTTCTATTGCTCCTTGTAAGTATGGTCCTACCTTTTCTAACTTATAGTTAGCTTCTGTCATAGCTTCTTTCATTGCTGCTCTTGTTTGTAAACCCCATGTACCTGCTTCTGAATAGTAAGCATCTGGTGATAACATTCCTGCTTGCATTAATTGTAATTGAATAGCTTGTTGTTCATCAGGAGGTAAACTAATCCAATTAATTTTTCCCTCTGCTGGATCTCCAGCAATGTGATCAAATCCTCTATATAAGTTATCTACACCGTAATCACTTACTGTGAATTGTTCTTTAGTATCTTTTGCAAATCCCTCTACAGTAGGTTCTTGTACTTCTGCTTCTATATTTTTAAATATAAAATGATCTGATGGTAAACTTCCAAATACATCTGTATTTCCTATATCTTCAAATAATAATTGTTGTTTATATTGATTAAAACTTTCTGTTCTTTCTGCTTCAGTTGTTCCTGTTAATTGTATAGGAGGTGTGTTTTGACCTATTAGACTTTCTGCTTGTTCTGCTGATAAAAACTCTTGTTTAAAATCTTCAAATTCTCCTGTTATTGGATTTATAGTATATGTCATGTAATAAGTATTACCTGTTGCAACATTAGTTGCTACACCAGATTCATCAACATTATCTTTTAATGAAACGAATGATCCTGGTTTTGGTTTATAAGTGTTTGCATCTTCTGGTTTAATAAATTCTGGATAGTAATATACTTCAGCATCATTAGCACCAAATAATTTAAGTCTTGGTAAAGTATATTGCAATGCTATATTATCTGTTCCACGACTAGAAAATGTTTGTTGGATTGATGGTGAAGTGTAAAATAAAAATCCTGATCCACCTTTTGGTTTAGCTATTATTGCTGCTTTACCTGTTTCGTCAACAAATTCATTAACTTGTTCTTTTAAAAAGTTTCTATAAGTTGATGATTCTTCTGCATTTACAGGACTTACACCAGTAGCTAAATCAACACCACTATTAATTGATTGAACAAAATCTACAGGTAAAGTGTATTTATACCTAGGTCCTGAAAAAGAATAACTTTGATATTCGTTTACAAATTCTGCTTCTCCAGGAATAAAATTTTCTAATACTGATAAAGAATCTTCAACAACTTGAACATTGTCAGCATAAAAAGAATCTAAAGAAGCATTGTTTTCATTGTTATTCATTGCATCATAAACTTCTAAAGTTGTAATTATTTGTGCAATAAATTGAGTATCAGAAATATCTTTAGTAATTAAACTATTCAAATTTGTAATTAAATTGTCATCTATTCGTGAACTACTTGTTAATTGCTCTATTGAACCAGCAGTAGTTTGTGAACCATAAGGCATTTTAATTACACTTCTGTTAGCTAATACTGCTTCTATTAGCGCTTCTTTATATCCATCTTCCATTATGTCTCCATACTATTTGGTAAATACATACCATATTCTGCGTATACATTTTCATCATATATCATATCTTCTAAAAAGTCTTGTCTCTCTGCTATATATGGTAGCAATACTCTTTGTGCAACAAAGTAAAAATCATCATTACGCATAGTTAATCTAGCAATTTCATCTCTTAAAAATTTACGTTCTTTAATATATTTTCTGGAAGATCTCCAACCATCTTGACTATAACCCTCTGCAAATGATTTCTTACTAAACAAATCAAATAAACTTAGAATACGTTTTACATCTTGTCCTACTCTTGTATTAGATAATTTAGGTTCATTTACCCATTTACCTAATTCTTCTACTTGTAATTCTACATTTACAGTTGCAGGTAAACCAACTATAGTTTGGTCATATCCAGGAAACTGTTCTCTAGCATTAATTTGTTGAAGAGATAAGAATCTATTTCTTTTTCTGTTTTGTTGTGGATCATTTATATTAAATATTTCTAATGATTGTACTCTTTGATTCTCCATATAAAACTCACCTAAAGATTGATTTCTTTTAGCTAACCATTCGTCTGCACTAAGTGGTTCTCTTGTTTCATTTATAATTGTATTTATATATGCTTCATAATTAAATGCACCACCTCCACCTTTAGGTATAGCAAATTGTGCTGTAAATCGATAGTCTTTAAATAAATCAGGATTGTTTCTTTCAAACTCTGCTCCCTTTTCATCTACTGGTCTTGGCTCTATAACAATTGATTTAGGTTGTACTATATCTATAGGATTAAAACCAAATCTTTCTATAAAGTGTTTTGTCGCTCCATAGTTATCTCCTGGCGCAAACTCTAATTGATTAGTTCCCTCTATAGTAGGAGGTGTATCTAAAATCTGTCTATAGTAATCTGACAAAGATTGCATTGCCCATACTGTTCCATTATTCTTTGGATCATGTATTTCGTACCTAGCATTTAATCCAGTAGGTCCAATAAATTGTGAAAACGCTTTTACCATTGTTAACCAAGCGCTAGTTGTTTTTGCTCTCTGCATTAACTCTGCTTGTTTTTCTGGTGTACTGTCATCTTCTCCATTTGCTTTTAACAATCTATATACGTCTATTTGTGAATTTATTTGTACACGTTTAATTTCATCTGTAGGTGCGTCTGTACCATCTTCTTGAAAACCTCTAATAGCTCTCCAGGCATTTCTCATCCACGCTGGAATACCTGCTGATCTAATAAAGTCTCCTGCGTTCTGTACGTCAGGTAAACCATAAGGAAAGACAACTTTTTTAAAATTATCAAATGTAGGATTACCTCCAAGAAATGCAGAGAAAGGTATAGCTACCATAGGTCCTACACCTGGTATTACATTTAATGCTAAGTTAAGAGAACTAGCATAACCAGGTAATCTAATGTCTGCTTTCCTATCTTCTCCTAATGCTAGATTACTAACTAACTCACCACTAAATGGATAATAAAATACTTCTTCACCAGTAACATCATCTTGTGCTAAAAATCCCTCTCCCTCTACAGGACTAAATGGATTTTCTTTTCTTGCTGCATTAACTACGTTTTGTCCTTTTCTAATTACTTCTGGATTTTCTGCTATTAGTTTTGCCCAGGTAGTCATAATTTCTTTATATGCTTGTCCGAATGGAAATATAGCACGCATGTTGTAAAAGAATTTATTATTTTTAGATAAGTCATACAGTAAATCTTCTACACCTTGTAATGCAACTGCTTTAGCAACTGTGTCTATTTGGTCAAAAGATGTTGCGTCATTTGTAAAACCTGATGCTTTGTATAATTTATTTCTTTCTCCATAATATTGTTCTTTTCTTCTTTCAAATTTTCTTTCTATGTTCAATTCTAATTTATCTAATCTCTCATTTATTTGTCCTCTAATATTATCTACTTGTGATTTCTTTTTATTTAAAGCTGCTGTGTGATCTTGTAAAACTTCAGTTGCTGCATCTATAAACTTTTGTCCTTTTTCTAATTCTGCTTCAAAAAACTTTACATTTGCTTCTCCTAAATTGTTGGCAATTTCATCTCCTTTTTCATTAAATTCTTTATTTAATTTTTTCCAAGCGCTTTTCTTTTGTGCCTTTGTAGTTTCTAAAAATGCTTCTAATTCAGGAACTGCATCAAAATATCCATCTTTAACATTTTGTCTTAACTCTGCAAGAGTTTCTGAATACAAATTATTCCACTCTGTTTCAGTAATTTTTATATTATCTAAGTCATTAAATAATACTGATAGCTCCATATCCCCAAATTTATCTGATGCACCTCTTTCATATATGTCTCTCAATACTTCATACTCTTGTACATATTCATTAGTTTCAAATTTTGGAGTTTCTCGTGCAACATAATTATCTAATCTATCTTGCATATTTTTTATATTTCTATTTATTCTGCTGATAGAACCTCTAAGACGATTGATGGTAGTAGGCATCTTTGGTTTATTTTTACGAGGAGAGTAAGTCTGTATACCTGCTTTTTTCTTAGCATAGCCCAGTAATTCGTGTTCAAAGTTGTCTGCTGGATAACGAGCTTCCATGTTACTTAATTTGTGTTCACGCTCACTACCAATTATTTTTAATTCTTTTTCACGCAACTCATCTATCTTTTTATCATATTTTATTTTTCTTTGAGGAGATATTTTTCTTGATTTCTTTCCTTGTTTAACAATTAAATCTTCACTTATATCATAATCAGCAAACATACCCAAAGAATATTTTTGACCTTTACCTAACCAATATTTATTACCTTGAAACTCTTCTAGTTCATTTAAGTATTCTCTTTTTATTTTTGTAAATTCTTTTTGTAATTTATTAATGTCTTTTTGAAAATCTACAGATACATTACCTGCTGCTGCATCTATTTCATCTAACTTTTTAATTTCCTTTTTAAACATATCTAAATTAATAGTTGTATCTTGTTTACGTAATTGTTGAGGTGTAAATCTCAATTTTGCCCATAAATTTTCATCTGGAATGTTAGCTCTATTTGCTCCTTTTATATTTACAAATCTACCCTCCGTGTAAATGGTTCCACCATAAAGTAATCTTTGTCTCATACCAGGACTCATAAAAGGCAACATATCATAAACTTGTCTCCAATACAATTGTCTAAATACTGGAGATCTTGATAGTGTATCTGTTTTAGATGCCATAAAGAAATCAAAACCTTTAGCTGTCATCTGATCCCATTTATTAGTTGCATCCATGTATGAGTCAAATGGTGCAGATATATATTGTGGTAAATCCTCAAATACGTCATCTAAGGTTTTAACTAGTGATTTAAAGTTTTCTGCTTTAACGCCTGATTGTTTTTTAAATAATTTACTACCTTTAGATACTAATTCTTTAAATACATCATCTAATTCAACACCATCAACAGTTCCACTTTTAATCATATTAATTAAAGTATCGTTAGCTTTTAATTTAGAACTAATAGTAAATGGATTATCACGTACTAAATTTATTTCATTTATATTATTTATATCTATTAACTTTTCTAACAATGCTCTGTTTTCATTAAAATCTCCGCCAGCAGCACCTACAGCTCTTGCTTCTATTGCTTTAGCAAATGTGTACCTACCACCAACAGAACCTGCGGCTCTTCTAAATTGTGGACCACCTCTGTTATAAGATTTAATTATGTCTTTAGCTGCATCAGAACTACCCTCCATCCATTCTTGCAATCTTTGTTGTTGTTGTGGTTTAGTTAATAGTTCACCTGAATTACTTCTGTATAAAAATTTAAATAAGTCATCATGATGCAATTTAGATATTTCAGATAAATAGTTTCTTAAATACTCGTTGTATTCCCCTGTTCTAACTCCGCTAGATCCTTTTCTTACAATATCTGCTTTGTTTAACACTTTGTATTTAAAAGGTCCAGGTTTTTTTTGTCCTTTACGTTCTCCACCAAATATATAATCGTTATTATTATTTCCTGCAATTCTTGATGCAGCTTGTTGTGCTTCTATAGAATCATCAAACGCATCTCCAAATAAATCATTGTATGTAACACCTTTAGAGTTCCATCTTTTAACTTTTGCTGCATCATCACTATTAGTAATAAATTGTGATACCCACGACATAGGACGGCTAAATATATTATCGTAACCTCTAGCATACATTCTTAATTGCTCTTCACCAACAACACGTACTGTCCATGCACCTCTTAATAAAACTAATGGTTTCCAAACATTTGACATGTAGTAATCTGCAAGTTTTGAACTAACCCCTTGAACTGAATTTTTATCGCCAAGTAATTTGTATAATTTACCTGTGTCTAATGCTTCATCTGGTCCTTTAAATAAATCAGGAACCATAGCACGTAATATACCCATACTGTTAAATGCTTTTGTTAAACCAGCAGCATCAGGTAATGGAATGCTTCTGTTTATAAACTGTGTCATAAGTTGTGGTCCTGGAGTCATTGTTGGTTTGCCATCTATAATTGTTGGTACAAAGTTAGTACCAGTTGCTACCTCTTCTCCAGTTACTGCATTAATCCAAAATTTTCTATACTCTGGTAACTCTTCATCAAATATTCTTGTTATAGCTTCTGCGTCTCTACGATTGACACCAGCACTATCTACTAAATCTTCTACAGACCTAGCTAACATATCTTTAGTTATGTCAAACAAAGCTGCTTCATCTCCATCATCTATTCGTATCATTTGATCTAATATTTCTGATTTATCTTTTGTTGTCATAGTTGTCTGGTCCATCCATAATTTTGATTGATTTAGTGTTTGATCCATTTGATCTACATCTAAAAATCTATAAGGTAAGTCAGATGCGTAAGAAGCAAGTATTCTACCTACTCTTGAATTTTCCATCATACTAGCTTTAATAATTTTTCTTGCTCCAAACAATTTTCCTGCACCCTCTAATCCAGGATCTAATCCTCTACCAATTAATGTTTCTGCTAATCCACCTGCTGCTCTTCCTATGGCACCAACTGTTGGTCTTTCCATTCCAAAACTATCTGGACCTCTAAAAGGATTTCCTAGATATTTATCATTTAAAAGACCACGAATAGCTTTCTTTTTATTTTCTAATGGTCTTTTTGATATTTGTATTTTTCTAAAATCTGCTAATATTTCTTTATCACTAATACCAGATAATGTCATAAATCTATGTGTATTGTCGTTAGTTGCTAAAAAGTTTATAAACTCTTCTCCAGCATCATCATTGTCTAAAAAATCATTAACTTGTTTTTTATTAACAAAATTAAACTTACCTGTTTCGTATATTCCTAAAGTTTTTTTCTGTGCTTGTGTAAACTCACCAGAACCTTTTACCCCTTGTATACCTTTCTTTTTTAATGATGCAATTAATTCTTCTGACGGTGCTAACAATCTTTTTGATTTAGTTAAGTGTTTAATACCTAATCCAAAATAGTTTGCAGGATCTAAAAACATTACCTTACCCATATCTATTAGTCCTGATACTGCATTAAAACTTCTACTTCCTGGTTCTAGGACTAAGTTTGCAGTAGCACGACCAAGTGATATAGGCATAGCTACATCTCTACCATCTGATCCTCTAGTTGTTATAGTAAATTGTCCTGATTCTTCTTGTGATCTTTGGTCTATATCAGTTATAGGATCTCCAAGATAATCATTAATTTGTTGTGCTGCTCTATCAGGTGCCATACCTTTTTGCACCATATATTGATATTCTTCATAAAATTTAGAGTTAGGATTTTGTGCATCAAACTCATCACTATCAGGTAAAAACCCCTCGCCTAAATTAACACGTTTACCTTGTCTTAAATTATTGACTGCTTGTCTAACTGTTGATTTACCTGACAATGCGTATGCATCTTGAAATGTTAAATTCTCTGCTTGATCTCCAAATGTAGAAGCTATAAAAGAGTTTATAGGTCTATCTACCCAACTTCTATATGCATCTTCTAATCCAAGTAAACCTAATCTAATTCCTGCTTTAAAACCATTACCTACTTTAGATAATATTCCTCTTTGATTGTGTTCAGCAATACGTGAAGCTACTTCTCCTAATACTTCTGATTCTGGTTTTACTTGCAGTAATGTTAAAGCTGATACTACATCAGGAGAAAAATTTGGATATAACCTTGATATTTGTGTAGCACGTGTAGCATCATTTAGAGTAACACGGTCTCTTGTTTGTTTATATTGATTCTGTCTATTATAAATTTCTTCGTATAAATCTCGCTCTTGAGAGGGATTGTCAAAATAAAATACACCCATTATTTATGGTGCAATATCATCAGGACTTTGTTTATAAGCAGAACCTTGGCTCATCAACAATGACAATAATTCATCAGTTGGAAATATATCTGCCATAGCTCTAATAAGCATCATAGAATCATCTTCTAAGTATGACTGTTTAGGTATACCAGTTTCAGTAACTGGCATGTCTGGATAATTTGTAGGTGCTGTTAAATCAAAATCTTCTACTGGATTTATAGCAACAGGTGCATTATCTGCTGGTAACATTCCACTTGTATTAGATGCTTCTGCTGCAACATTTCCTTGTTGTACTTGATTTACTAATGCCGACTCTGCACCCATAGGTGCTTCACTTAACATTTCTCTTGCATCTGTAGCCGTAACGTTTAGATCAGTTCTTTTTGATAAAGCTCCTGGTCCACTTACTGCACCACCTCTTCTACCTTTATTCCTAGAAGATCCATTCGCCATTGTCATCTCCCTCTTCATCTATAATTGGTTTAAATAATATTAAAAATCCTGGTAAAGGTATGATGTCTGGTTCTTGTCCAAACGCATTTAAATTGTTCATCCATACATCACTTAATGTACTTTTGACCATACTATCAAATTCTACTTCAACATACTCTCTATCCAAGAGGACCTCCTCCACCTGGTAATGGACCTCCTCCGCCTTGTAATGGACCTCCTCCACCTTGTAATAACAATGACCTTATATCTGGTGTAGGTCCTTGTGGCATTGGTGGTTGTCCTGGTATCTGTGCTTGACCTAATTCATCAAGCAATGCTTGTTCATCAGGAGATACTTGTTCCTCTGGTGTGTAAAATTTATCTAATATACTTGACATCTCTGATGGACTCTTTCTTATTTGTACTAATGCCATTGTAGCTTTAGCATCACCTTGTGTCGCTTGAACTTTTAATGTTTCAAACAATACTTGTTCTGCTTCATCTTTAGTAATCCTATTATTTATTTTTTGTAAATTTTCTAATCCATCCATATTTTCTTGTAAAGTTTCTTTATCTATAATTCCTGCTTGCAACAATTGTAAACCAGAAACAATTTTAGTTGGCTCATCAAATCCTGCCATAACACCATATACTCTACGTGTTGCATATTGACCACCTATATCTGTACTTGGTTCATACTGTTCTGAAAAAGCAGCTCCATTTGCATAACCACTAAGTGGTTTCTTTTTATTTTTATTTAAAACTTCATCCATCTCTAAACGTTTAGAATCTATTTCTTCCATTGCTGTTTTTAGTGATAATTGATATTCTCTTACGTTTAAATCAACGGATGACATTAACTCTTGTAAACCTCTACCAGTAACAAATGAATTAGGAGATTGTGCATCATCTGTAACTGGATAACTTGCACCTAATCTTAATTGTCTTTCTAACCTATCTATTTGTTGAAACATTTGATACGGCAAGTTATTAGTTGGTTTTGCAACTTGACTACCTGGAGATAAATAGTTTATAGCAAATCTACCTCTTTTGTAATTTCCTGATTCTATTTCTCCAACAATATTTGTTTCTGTAAATACTGCATCTTCCATAGCTATAATTGATAAAACATTTATTTTTGCCATAGCTGACATAAGTCCTAATACATGATCGTATTGTCCTTGTAGTCTGTCAAAACTAAATCTTTTAGCAATTACAAATCTTGGTCCTGTTTGTAATGGATTAGGTGTAAAATCTAATATTTGTTTAGTAGCTGGTAAATATACATAAGTACCCTCTTCGTTGTAATACTCTATTAACTCTTCACCATCAGAACTATTGTTTTCCCAATTTCTTGAATGAACATCTTTGTACAATCCACCTGTACCACTTACGCCTGTATACGGTGTAGTACCCATATCGTACTCTATTTTTGCTTGTGGATATAATTTTTTAATTACACCAGCAGGAACAACTCTAACAAGAGCTAGTTCATTTGGTTGTTGGTCTGGTCCGTAATAACCAGGAAAGCAATCATAAGGATCTCTTAATTCAGCATGTGGATAAAAATTTCCAAATTGATCTTTTTTGTTTCTTATAATCCATACACAGAATCCATAACCAGGCAACCATCTAGCTGCTTGTGGTAACTGCATGTCAATTTTACTTTTCTTATCATAAGAATGTACAATACGTTCTAGCTTTTCAGATTTCTTTTTAGCTCTTTCGCTATCTTTGTTATTGTATGGATCAACTTTTAAATCTGGAACTCTACCTAGTTTTTGTGCCAGGTGTTCTAATCCTGATTCAATCATATTAGGTATTGGTAAATCTTCATTATAGTTTTCTGAATTAGAACCAAGTAATGCAGCTACACCTTGTGAGCCACCATTAATTATTTTTCTTATTCTACTTCTATATTCCCAATGACCAGTATGTTCGTGTAATCCACGTAAATCGTCCACCCTGTGTGCTAACTGGTCTGATGTTAACGGCATTTATCTATCCCACATTCTTTCGTCATAAGTTGTCATTTTATAATTGCTATATGATGGATTATAGTCATTGTCTACTTCTGATAGTACCAATTTAACGGTCTGGCGTACCCTTTTCATAGGAAACCAACTTGCCATAACTAAGTCTGTTTTACTACTAACCGATTTAGAATTACTTCCGCTAGCACTACTAAAATAAATTAACTGTTGTCTTAGTGTGTTTACTTTACGTTGTGTTAGCGGACTTGCCCATGGTAAGTTTATTTTCTGTTGTTCATACATAGGAACCATGGCAGTAACACCGAATACTGGATCCCATTTGTTTTTATATGTTTGATGTCCCTCTATCCTTACACCATTTGCTCCTGCCCAATTCTTTATTTCTTTATCTTGTCCTATAGCTTTTTGGAATCCGTTTTCTTCTACAATCCAATGTGATAAGAAATATTGTTCATGCCAATCTTTCATAACTTTATGTGCTTTAGATATACCACCGCCTAAGTCATTACGTAAATCTACTAACCATAGTTGTCCAGTTTTTTGATTATATGCCCACAATACAGCAGCTTGATAACCTGTAGATGCTGGATCTAATCCTGCAATCAATGCAGTATGTGGTGGTATGTCTCCTAAGTTCCTGGACCTATCTAAACATCCGTCAATCATTTCTGCACTAAACAATTCCATACCTGCTGGTACAGCTTTATTTAAATACACCATTTCAAATATAGCTCTACCACCTGTAGTTTCTGCTGATGCTAATTGTTCCATTAACCATTTATGAGTACGTTTACCTTTCCATAACATGTGTTCGTCCTGGTCATCTGACTCCTGGTCTAAAGGTATTTCTAAATCGTGCGCACGCTCTACTATTGTTTCCCATGCCTCATTGTTCAGCAATGCGTTATACAGGTCATCTGGATGCTGTCTGGAGCCAATTACGACCATTCCTGTGTGTTCTTCTTTTCTTGACTGCAATGTTGTGGTCCACCAGTTTTTAGTATTTTCTCTAGCACTTGGTTGTACTGTACTACCATGATCTTCAATGTCATCAGATATTATTAAGTCTGCATCCCTGGACAATATCTTTCCGCCTTTACCTACAGCTACTAATGTAGGACTTTTTATACCAGCTACCGTTCTTGTAGCTACAGTAAATTGACTTGTACTCCAAGACTTTCCTGATTTGTTCATAGGTCTAAATCCCTCGTATGATGCAAAGTCTTGTATAAGTTCTTCATTATTTTCTAAATGGTCCAATACAGCACCTACTGCATTCTTAGCTATATCCTCATTACCTCCAACCCACATTATTCTCATGTTTGGATTTTTACATATCATGTATACGCAGAAGTGTGTTAACAAATCTGTTTTGCCATGACGTGGCGGAGACAGTACCATAAGTCTCTTTCCATTTTCTATTGCATCTAATATTGCTGCTATCCATCTTTTTTGGAAACCTGGTGTCTCATACGGTACACCTTGCTCTGTCAAAAAATATTTGTCCCTGAAAGCTACAAAGTCATCTAGCTTGACAGCACTATCCCCCCCATTTTTTTGTAAGGACTCGTGATTTTCTCTTAGTGCTTCGTCTTTTATCCATGCAGACAATGATCTAGTTACAGTAGCTAATGAGCATCCTAGTATGTCAGCTATCTCTTGTTTAGTCTTAGTACCATTCAAAAGGTCGTCAAAAAAATTTTTTTTCTCCATAATGGCATAGTAATTACCTCTACGCTTCTGTATATTTGTATCTACCACTTTCTCTACGTGGTACGTGTCGGTTGTCTTACTAGCCCTGTATGCTCTCTTTTTGATTCTATTAGCACACTTGTCTGAACAATATTTTCTCCTACCATCTGGTAAAATGCGATTGCAGTCGTTAGCTACACAAAACTTGTTTTTCTCTTGTTTTGATTTACTCATCTGTTATAGTGTATCATACAAATACTTTGATTTAGATGGTTAAAGCAACCTAACATGTGTACAAGTAAGTGAGATCGAGACTCAGAAAGTTCCGAATCGGTAGTACGATAAACTAGTAAGGCAAACGGAATACTCAAGGCACCTGACTAAATCCTTGTCAATAGCTCTTTTTTTTATAGCTCGCTACGACTTCAATGGCGGTAGTCCTTACTAGCACTCCTAGTCCTATGTATTTGTCCTGTACTAGCAAGAACTGACCTACTTACATTATAACAGACTAATTACTGACTATAAAAAACATACTAGATATAGTGTATATTTCTGTAAATACTACATGTAGTGTACACTATATATGGTATACTGTCTACTGGGGATGATTGGTAAGTAAAGCTAACAATCAAATAATAGATTGCCTTTGTACACAGTAGCTTTAAACCTAGGTTCGACTCCTAGCATCTCCACTATATATAGTAGGTCTATACGAAATACCTAGTTACCACCTATACTTTTGGTGATTCATATACATTTACGCGAACGCCAGATTTAAGTGTGGGGGTTGTTAAATTATGCTCCAGAATTTGTAGGTTTTTGAAAGAGTCCTGAAGCTGATGGATCTATATGAATCGATTTGTCTACTCCATAACGGTACACGCACGCACGACCGCCCTTAATTTAATCTGGAACTGGTATACGTCAATTGAACCAGGATAAAAAGAAAGAGGGACCGAAGTCCCTCCCTCCCTGCGTACGATACTGGGCTTATATCATAGATTCATAATTAAAGAACCTCTCGCAGTACTCCAACAATGTCTCTTCTTCTTCATTAGTTAATTGAGCAGATGTCCACGGTAAGAACCAGTTCTGAAATTGATACTCTGCTCTATCCTCATCCGCATAATATACAATGCGCATAGCGGGACCTCCTCCGCCTAAGGTTATTATGATAGTTCTCTGGAACTCTACGCCATAATTATCCTCTAAGGATTCTTTTAATTCCTCCGCTCTTTCTTCCTGCTCTTCAGTAGGTACAGGATTCTTGGACATATTCTCTATGTCCTGAAGCTCATCCAGTTCTAATTTCATGAACTTAATGAAGCGCTTCCCATACTCATCAGCTTCTGCTTGGTGCATCTTCTGTTCAGCTTGCATAATCATTACCTCTTCTTGTAGCTTTCTTGTATTTCATTTCTGTACAGTCTCCGCATACTTGGTATTTTGAGAAGTTAACAAATAAATCCTCATCACTCCCGCATTCTGTACAACTTTTATAATTCATGTTCTATATACCTCCATGATTCTCATTAAGTTAGTTGCTTTTAAATTATTTAAATTGTAATTATTACTTAAACAATTATCCAGGATTTCCATGGTCGTAGCTCTTGCATCAGATAGATTTAAGAACTCTCCCCAGTGGCTTATAGGTTGGATAGTCTCTCCGTTATTCTCTGGAGTTAATATCGTGTATCTATAACCCTGCTCATATTCTTTATATGAGTAATTCATATTTAAATGGTCTGTATCATCTTTCATGAATCTCATATAATTATCTTTATTATGGATCTCCATTAGATATTTATGTCTCATTATAAATAAACGTAGCCCACTCAACCGAAACAATTTAAATGCATTATTCTCAGCATTCTCAACGGCATCAATTTCCAATAATGGTAATATCCACGCCATGCCTATGCCGAAGATTTTACCCTCAGCATAAACATTATTATGACGATTGAACCAACGTCCGTTTAATCTTTTTAACTGCTCTAAATAACTTTTATTATTTGAGTAATGACTAAACAGAAGCATATTAATCTTCCTCCAATACTTCTACATTTAACGTGATATTCATTCCTTTAAGCGGTCCCTCTGTAATCATGATGGTATTCTCATCAACATACTCAGCACAACCCTTAATGATATTTTTTTCTTTGCTCATTATTCATCTTCCTCTAAAGAAAGATTTATATCGGATGCTATTTCACGGAGTCGAAAATATATGGCTCTATATCCTGCCTTGTTTCTGCTCCCGATTCCTAGCATCTGATTAGCTCTGGTCATGTCCGCCCCGATTCTTATTCCGAAACGTTCTATATCACTCCAAGCATCTTCACGGATGTCGTGAAGCTCCTGCAATTCATCCACTTAGTACCTCCTTATTAATTAAATAGATACTCATATTATTGCAGAAGAGTCCTGAAGAATCAAACTTTAAAATTATTCCTGGATCTCAATTTATTTTAAATATAAATTTGCCACGCATTATCGCACGACACACAAAAGCCGTAGGTAAATCGGATAAACCTACGGCTTTGCGTTTAGCGTGGTTATGTGCGGACCACAACCATGCTAATTATTTGTTAAGCGGGGTACCATTCTCCTCATAATAAGAATCAATTTGCAATTCCATTTCTTTTTCAGCTCTTTGCAACACAACTATTAATTCACTTAATTTATTTTTATTTTTTATGTACCTATCTATGAGGGGAGTCTCGTCATTTAAAGGATACCAATTTTCTAAGTGTAGTTCAGATGAACCATAAACTAATGCACCACCAACATTTACTCTAGTGTTTAATGTCTTTGTACTTTGAAATGTACGAGTGCTATCAGTTTCTATAACTGATTTTTCTACTAGCTCATTGTACGCACCAACTCTTTCACTCTCAGTTGTATTATTCTTGTCACTAAGAATATCTCGTAGTGTTTGTTTAATATCTAACATTTATTTTACCTCCATATTTTTCTGCGTCTCTTTTAGTTTACCTAAGATAGTATTTAATTCTGAATCTAAATCAGAAACATTATTTATAGCATCCTCTATGTTGCTTGAAGCATTGTGTAAATCTGCGTCCATGCTTTCAAACGTACTGATTAGCTCTTCTATTTTTTTAATTAGCTCTGTTATTTTCATCTGTCCTCCTTAAGAACTTTTACAACTGTCTCTTCAGGACAATCTGAATATGGAAACTGTTCTTGCTCTTCACACAAACAAAAGTTAAATTCTTGCACTTGTGTTTTGTGTGTAAGGTTAGCCATGTCTTGCCAACTGTGGGATTTATTCATAACTGGACTCCTCTCATGTTCAACTCTTGTTTTAATGTATGTATTGATAACTTTCCATGTCTTAGCATAATGAAAGATACCTTAGTCAGAAACTTTGTCTTTGTTTCTTTGTCGATTTCACTCCATCCAGATAGTTCCGCTTCCAACTGTTGGAATACGGATTCTGAAAAAGTTACTAACAATCCTCTTAAGTCTTTTTCATCTATCATTATTTTCCTTTCACTATTTTGTTTACTCTTGTATATAAGTCATCATATTTTTGTAATAGTTCATCTTCGGTATGTTCATCACATCTGAACACACCCTCTAATATTTCTATTATTTGTTCATCTACTTTCATTCTTCCTCCCACTTTTCCATTTCATTAGACCATGAATTTACACCTCTATCTGAAAGCAATTCAAGTGCAACGTCTAGTCCTCTGCGCAAATATTTTTCATCTGATATTGCATCTAAAGATAAGACTCTAATTCTACAATCATTCAACCAAGAATATATTTCATTTCTTAATGCCATATACAATTCCAAGTCTGTTGGAATTTCATCTTGCCAGTTGTCTGAATGTGCGTTAAGGAAACTTGTTCCTAAATACGTCTTATCCACTTCAATATCTAAAGCGAATCGTTTTCTATATATCATTTAGTACCTCCTATTTAATACTTAAAGATACCACACATTCACAAACAAACAAACAATATATTTATATATTGGACATTGTCCAGGATCTTAATTAATATAAAAATTAGAAATGCGTAAATACATGCGCACGACACACATAAATAGGAGGTACATGTGAGCAAGAACATTGCAAAAATATTAGATACTTATTTGTTTGACAAAGATAATGTTGAAGAAAGTACAACTATAAGTAATGAAGAATGGATAAGAAAGTACAAGCCAATTGCAAATACTAATGATGAAAATCATAATTATTACAATGCTGATGGACAATTAGTACATGGTTGGTTTGATTACAGTACAGAAGAAGAAAGAAATTATCTTAAATCTATACCAGAGAATAGATTGTGGACCGAGATACATTCAAGCGGTAGTTTTGAGGGAATCGTTGCAGGTGCAGTAGCATTTGATAGATTAGAATACTACATTACAGAAATACCATGGGAAAATAATGGCATAGAAGTTGATTATCATATTGAGTGTAAAGAAGAATATCCAGATTGTTGTCAGGACGAGGAGGAATAATGAATAAATATTGGTGGATAATTAGAACTGATGATAATTTAGGTTTGCCGTACGATACTTTTATTAAGTGGTACAACATACCTAAATTAGTTTACTGGTTAATTAAATATGAATATAGTCAAGCAAACTATTGGTGTACCTTTACTTGGGTAGATATAGATAGCAATATAGGAGAGAGTAGTTTATTTGTATTAGCTGAAATGAAAAACAAATTGATAAGAGAATTTAATTCTATTGAAGTAGAGGAGGAAGAATGAGTTTTGTTAATCAAATAGATTGGACTTGTGGTTGTATGCGAATGACAGAGTTTGATTATAGAAGTGGTAAAGAACGAACAGTAGGTAGAAGTTATTGCAGAAAACAAGATTGCGATAGGAGGAAGTAATGCCAGGAATAGATACAGAAGAATTAGATAGTTGTTGTGAGATTTTATTTGGACATACAGATTGGGAATTTGTAGAGGACAAAGACACACACATAACAATTAAATTTAATGTAGAAGATACAAGAGAGGAAGAAAGACAAAAAACATATAAGATATTAGTAAAGTTTGATGCGACTGATGAAAAAGATGCAGAAGATTTCGTTTACGATATGCAACCTAAAGATTGGTTACAACATTTAGAGGAGGAAGAATAATGACTAAATTTAATATCTATGAAATTAGTGAAGAAGATATTTGTTGCACAATAGGTGTAGATTTCGCACCATATAAGTTACCAATAGATTGTGATTGTGAGGAGGAAGAATACAATGCCAAATAATAGTAGACAACGATTAAAAAAATTAATCGAAATTGTACAAGCAGAATTAGAGATAGACAAATCTGCAATGTTAGGTAAAGATATTTACTGGGACAGAGGATATATAGCAGGTTTAGAACACGCTATAACAGTAATAAAGGAGGAAGAATAATGAAAGATAATCCATTTGATAAAGAGGGTTTCAAGATTGATTCTCCAGAAGCTAAAGAAATGATTATGAAAGTAATGTTAAACAAACACAATAATCCAGATGAGGATTTTAATTTATTTCAAGAGGAGGAATAATGTTAAAATTAGGAGAGATTATACAAGTAGGAGATGAACTAGATGGTGCAACCTTATGTGACTGGTGCAACATGCACTTCAAAGGAGACGGAAATTTGGAGAGGTGTAATGATTGTTGGGAGGAGAGTAGATGATTTGCAAAGTGTGTGGCAATTGGATAGCTCCGCAATTAACTGATTGTTTTGTATGTGGTCCCAATCCAATTGATCTAAATTTTAAGAAGATTAAAAAAGAAGATAAGAATCGCACGACACAGTACGAGTACTGGTACGACTCTAAAGGTAGAGTTGTAGGTAAGGAGAAGATAGAGTGAGCGACATATACAAAGAGTATAAAAAGTTAGAGCAAGAGCATTATAAGTTAGAGCAGAGAATTTATTATCTTGAACAAGAAATTACTGGATTAGATTTTGAAAATTCAGAAGCATTTGATAAAGTAGAACAGAAAATGAACGAACAATTTGGAGAGGAGGAGTAATGGCTAAAATAATTATTCATGCTTACACACAAGATGAAAATAATCCACACCTACCTAAATACGCAGACCTATTTGTAGCGTTAAAAGATACTTTAGGAGGTTATGTAGGTTGGATTGACTGTGTTGATACAACAAACAAAACTACATTTGAATACGAGGATAAACTAGAGGAGGAAGAATGAGACTATATACATGGGATGTCTTTGAACACTTAAGAAAATGTGATTCAGAGGACCACCTAATAGACGTAATAGCGATAGCAGAAACTAGATTGTATACAATCAGAAAGGAGCAAGGTTATTGTGAGTGGAATTATTAATGAGGTGTAATTACTGCATGGATGGTACGAGCTTTATGAAAGGAGAAGTAAATGTCTCTAGCTATGGAGGAACATACCATAAACCATGTTATGAAGAACACATGAAACCGATACACGACCATTACAAAAATGGAGGTACATGGCAAACTTTACTTAAGGATGTGTACGGAGAATAATTAACGTATGTTATTGAGGATTAAGCGAGGAAGTTCCTCGCTTTTTCTTTTGTGTTTATTGGATTGTTAAACTCCGCTCTCTTTTTAACCTTGTCATCATCTTCACAGGGCAGTCCGTCATAGTGATGCATGAACTTTCTATTACAAACCAAACATGGTTCATGCCTATTGTACTGAAAATCAACTACCGCCATCAATGATTGTAATTGTAAAGCGATCTTCCTCGCCTGTATATCTATATGTTTATCTATATCACGCACGACACATGTGTTTTAAATTTATCGCACGACACATGTCATGAGGTAGGTACCGTTTTCCAAAATGGTTCGTCAAAAAATTCATTCCCTTTCCTGGATTCAATTATTTCACAAAAAGTTTCTAACGGTAAACATACTACAATAGGTACACCGTCTGGTTGTCTTTTGTTTTTATCTGTTTTAACTAATCGTTTCCATATAAGTGCAGTAAAATCTGATTTAGATTTTTTAATTGCTTTAGCTAGTTCTCTTGTTACGTTTAAGGATTGTCTGGCTTTGCATTCAACAAAGAACTCAATGCCATTCCATTTAAAAACCACATCTCCTCTATCGTACTTACCTCCCTCTGGTAATCTTTCTCCTCCTAGCAATTTTGCTACGAAAGTTTCTAACCTCGTACCCTGTTGTTTTGGTTTGTTCATTCATACTTTCCGACTGCCTTTGTGTTTATTTTGTATAAAAACTTATATCATTTTTGTATGTATTATCTTTATACTCTTTCTTTATTTGCATTCTTTTTTTCTTTAACGACTTACTACTGTTTAATATAGATGATGTCTCCATTAACCAACCATTCATAGAATCATAAAATGCTCTACCATAATCTAGCTGAACACCTTGCTTTGTATAATTAAATACAAACAAATCATTAAAGTCTAATAGTATTTCTAAAGTACCATAACCTTTAGTGTTTACATATCCCATGTGCATACCACCCCAATGTGGACAATCGCTTGTAGGTATCTCAAACATATTATCACTCATTAAAAATGTAGTTTCATTATCAAATCCACTATCAGGAATCCAAGAAATTTTGTCTCCAGGATCAATCTCTTTTAATGATGTAGCACTTTCTAAAATAGCGCACGACACAAGTAAATCGTATACTGCAATAGCACCTTTAGATTTTATTACGTCTTTCATAAATCTAACGCAATCAAATCATCAAAGGTTTGCATCATGTATTCTTTTTCTTCATGATGTACATTACGGTACTTGTATACTCTGGACCTGTGATTATGACCATCCATATCACATGGCGCACCATCAATAATTCTGTTGCCTGTTTCTTTTTCTGAGGCAATGTTCATTTCACTAATCCTATTTCTTGCTGACGTACCTGTCTCAAGGATAATAGAATTAATACAATGCCAATTGCCATCAGATAAAATGCCACGAATTATTTCTTTGTAATCCAATTACTTAGCTTTAGATTCTTTGAGCTTTGTAATTAAATCAGATGCTTGTCCTTTAGATAACTCTCCGCCTTGAACTTTTGTCTTAGCTTCTTGTGCGAAAGCATCTTGACCTGCATCAATACATTCTGGTATCAAAGTATTAAGCATAAAGTTTGCTTGTGCCTCTGTCATTGGATCTTCTTTCCATTTACCGTCAGGTATTTCTGTCATATCACTCTCCTGTTCTATTACTTCTGCTTCAAAACCTGCTTCAGACAACGCAGATAAATGTTCATCAGTATGTGTTGTAATTATTTGCTCTCCATTTTTTTCAAAATACAAAGCAATTTTATCAAGTAGTGTGTCTATCTCACTACTAGAAAATTGTTCTACAGATACATCATTCTTTAGCATTCTTTGTTTACCGAACTCTACTAAATGTTTAATAACTTTTTGTTCAGCTTCTTTGTCCAATCCATAAGTAAATAACAATGTATTTTTTATGTACGCAATTATTTTTTTAGTGTTTTCTAATTGATTACCTGGAGCATTTACTGAATTAGGAGGTGGTGTCTGTGTCTGCTCTGCAACTGGTACAGATTTAGTTTCTACCTCCTCCAATTCAGTTGCTTGCTTCGCTGTTGAATCGGACGACATACTCCACAATTCTTCTTCAGGTAATCCAGTCCACAAATGAAGCCCGATACCGTATCTCATGGCACACCGTTTTAAAGCATCACTAAATGCTAGCTTTAATAATTCTGATTCAGTTCTTTTACCATTCTGTTTATCATTTCTATCTACATCACCAACCTCATCATTAGGTCCTTGTAATCCCTCAATATATAGACTCATTACAACACCCTCAAGTTCTCCCTCTTTATTTCTTATTTCTTTTTTCATTGTAAAGTTCCATTTTCCTGGCACTACATCATTTAATCTTTTAGTAATTAAGTGGTGTGGTACATACTTTCCGTACTTACCTGTTGGTGGTGCCTTTACTTCATCATCTTTAAAATGTGCCGTCAACTTCTTATATACTTTGTCGTCCATTATTCGTCCTCCTTTGTATCTAACCTCATAGGTTCATCATCATACGAAGCTATGATTTTATCATTCATTTCGTAGTGTACCCATAACTTTGTTTTAGCATTTACATTATATTGAAAACATAAATCTTGTATGCTTTGTTCTTTGTGCAACCAAATCATATCAAATATTTTTTCACATTCTTCTATACTGTCAGCAGTTACAATGTAATCTCTTACACTTGTGTCAGTAAACATTATTGATATTTGTTTTTTCTTCATAATATTATTCTAAAAAAAAATAAAAAAATTGCAAGTATTAAATAAAGGTATGGTATAATTTTATATCGTTTCAAAGATGTACCTCCGTACCTCAATAACAAACGAACAGAAAAGTGGTCTAGCAATAGATCACTTTTTTTGTTTATCATTCTTCTTCACACTTACACATTGTAGTTTGTCTAACCATATCTATCATGGAAGAGTAGCACCACACACAAAAAGCAACTGGACTTATTCCAAATGAACCAATTATATCTCCTGCATCTAAATCTATATCAGCACTACAAACATTACATGTAGTCATTCTTCCTCAAATTCTGTATTAATCCAGGAAACGTGTACTTTTGTACCATCTTGTAAATATACCCAATCGTCTTTACGCATTATTATTCTTCTTCTTTCATTTCCCAATATGCTTCTATTTCGCTTGCACAACGTTCACAATAACTTTCATCATTTATATAAGCACCGCCATTGTGTGTGTGAAAATAATTATTACATTTGAAACATGGCAACCAACCACCCATTATTATTCTTCTTCTTCTTGTACTACTTCTACATCCATAGGTATGTGCATAGGGGCATCTATAAAATCTATGTCTTTAAATTCACCACCATTAGAAACTATTATTTTTATTTTCACTCTTCCTCCTCTGCACTTTTAATTGCTGCAAGCATATTTGTATTCCATTCCAACACAAATTGTTCACATAATGATTTTACTTTTGTCATATTTTTTTTTGATAACGTTATTGTTTTAGTAACTTCAAATCCACCTAAAGAGTTATGTAAATTTATACACCATTGTTTTAATTGTTCTTCATCTCCAAATAAATCAGACGACCTCTGCATTTGAATACCCTCTTTCTGTTTCCTCTATAACTAATGTAAACACACCCTGTTGTGTACTCTTACCTGTTTGATGTTTAAACCATGTAGACTCATCTAAACTAGGAACTTGAAACCAACTACGAGGATCTGTTTTATGTATGTAATGATGGTAATGACCTGATATTAACAACTTAGAATCTCCTGGATGTTGCCAACCAAATGCTTGATTCTTCCACCAATTCATAACTTTAACTTCTGGCTTACCTCCCCCGCCACCAATAGCATGACCGTGAGTAAAACTACAAACAGTACCGCATATATTAAAAGTTAAATGTGGCTCATCAGGAATAATAAATTTGACATGATTGTATGTTTCGTTCTGTGCAAAGATTTCACCAAGCTGTTCAAAAACTTCTAAGTCTGAATTGTCCATCTCACCAGTAGGTGCTACACCTTTAGATACTCGTTTGGCTCCATGATTACCTGGGACTGCACCGACAACTACAAGATCAAAATCTTTAGACCACTCTACTATGGCTTTAGCTATCAACTTACGTGCTACTTTTATTTGAGATCTATTATCTAATTCGACTGAAAAAGTTTGATCGGGATAAAACCCTAAACATCCCTCGACAATATCACCTAATCCTACGATAGTAAGTTGATCAAACTCCATGCCTGCTTTACGTAAAAATTCATATCGTTCTTTTACTTTATCTATTTTGTCTAAGAATCTTTCTATGATAGCTTCTGTCCCACCGCCATCACGTTTACCTAATTGTAAATCAGATATGGCTACAAAAAAAGATCTGTTAGGTCTTGTAACTTTTGGTTTTGGTTTTCTTTTGTGAGACTTTATCCAACTTAAGAGTCTGTCATAATCTTTATCTGATAAAGCTAAATCATTAGCAACAATAGTTGCACGATAATACCATGCTTGTTGCACATTTCCTGAACCCATATTCATATCCCAGGTCCTGACTTGCAAAGTATTTTCTAATATTGTGTAATGATTAGGATCGAATCCCCAGTCTCTTAACAAGTCCTCAAACTTAGGACTTGCATTAGTAGTTGGTCTGGAAGTTATAGTTCCTTTTTTATTACCATGTGTAAAGCTAACACCTGGTTCCCATCCTTGCGGATGAGTAGGTATTGGAGCTTTAGTATTGTGTGATACGTCCTGCTGACTCTTAGTAAGTTCCTGTAACTTACTTTGAGATTTCTTACTACTCAATAGAAACCACCTTTCTCAAGTAATTATTTTGTTATTTGTTTTTTAGCGTATGTCTTAACAACTGCTAATGCAGCTCCACCACCAGCTAATGCTGCAAGTTGAAGTGTCTCTGCCTCAACTCCAGCTAATGGTGCTACGACTAACGCTCCGAGAAATGCTTCAACGAATGTCCAAAAGGTTCGCTCTAACATATCTTTGAGTTCTTCGCTCAATTTATACTCCCATGTGTCTGACCATGGAGTCCACCATACGTCTTTCTTAAACGTACCGTCCTGGTTTCTTGCTCTTTTACTTTTTTCAAATAAACTCATACTAAAATTATACTATACATATACGACATTTCTATCTTTTATTTGTATTAAATTGGTTTTTATTAAAATGCCTACACTCTCTGTTTAAGCACACAAAATTATTACCTTTATAAATTAAAGGACGATCACAACTAGGACATTTTATAATTATATAATTCCTAGTATTTAGTTGCTTTTTTTTTGCGCTTTGAAGAATATCTTTTCTTCTTTTTACCTGGCATGTTAGGCATTAATTCCACCATCCTTTCCTTGGTTCATATACTTTAGTAACTTTTTTTGCTGGTGCTTTAGCTTTTCTTTTTAACTTAGTAAATGGATTAGCTTGAGTATCATAATCAACATATTGTATTGTTACTTTCTCTCCTTTAACTAATGCATCTCTTATATAAGGATAGGTAGTTGCGTAATTAGAACCTGAACTTCCTACCCAACCCTTTGGTTTCACAATGTTGCTCTCTTGTGAATTTCCTAAAATTAAACAACCCATGGTCGCTGATTCGTCATTACCTTTATGGATTAAGATCCACTCAAATCCAGGTACGTCTTTAATCCACAGCATACCTGCACCATGAAACTCTTCTCCATAAGATTTAACATAACGTGAATAAAATCCACCCTCTGCTCTTAACACAACTGGATAAGTACCAGCAGGTATTCTCGTTTCACCTCTGATCTTGTCCTCTCTATACTCATCTTCTATTGTGTATGCTAAAAACTTTTTATTCATAGCATTAGTAACATCCATTAATATACCTGATGTACTATCTGGTTCTGAACTAAATCTCAATACTTGTAATTTCATTTTATTTCCTGGCAATGTTGACTACCGTGTAAACAATTACATATTTGTACAAATGATCCATCTTCTTTAGTTGTAACCATGCACATTACTTTCCTCCGCAACAACCGTTACCACAACAATCCATTATCTACTAACCTTTCTCTTATTATTTTCTGGTTTATCTTTTCTAAAATTCATAGTAAGCAACCATATAACTAGAGTAGTAACTGTTGCTAATCCTGTAACTTGTTGTGCGGTTCCTGTTAATGTTAGTGTTGCAATTACCAAACCAACAAGAGTCCAGCTTAAATTTAAAGTTTCTTTTATAATTGAAATAATCCAGGATGTTACTTTTTTTACCATTTAGTTTTGTTTGCCCAAAATGCTGCTGACATTTTACCTTTCTTAATATTTTTTTTGTGTCTTGCTTTAAAAGATTTTGACCTAGCAGTATTACCTTTATCTCCAGATACACCTTGTTGTCCAAATCTAATTAATTTTATTTTATGTCCCTCTTGTGCAAGCACAACATGTGATTTACTACCATGCTTTGGAGTTCTCTTAGGTTTATTGACACCTTTTAATCCGTGTTTTTTTAACATAGATGCTTTTCTATCTGCATGTGGCATTAGAATCTCCTCATTGCTAACCCAACTAAACTTGCAATCCTAGCAATAATTACTGGAACTACAACTTCTTGTGCTTTTTCACGTTGATCTTGTGTCATATCTTTACCTATATTAGATATTACCACATTAGATAAATCGACATCTATCAAAGTACCTATTGGATCTTCAATAAATGACTCTATTTGAACCTCAACAACCACGTCTGCTAAGGTATAATCTTCTATATCTGTATTTTCTACAGCTCTTTCTACATACTCTTCTACTGCTTCAGCTACTACTTCATCTGATTTAATTGCTTCTGCAACGATAGCAACATCTTGAGTTTCAACTTGTAATACTTCAGCAACAACTTCAACTTGTTCTTCCGTAAGTTCTTCAACATTTTCTATAGCTTCTTCTACTACCGCTTGTACAACTTCTTGTACTTCTTCTGATACCTGGTCTAAATTCTGTACACCAACATCATTTACTTCTGTTAGGACCTCTGATGCTTCTTCGTTAGTAAGCTCTTGTACATACTCTTGTATAGCTTCTTCTTTTGCTTCTTCATATTCTACTAACTCCTCTTCTGTAAATTCCTCTATCTCTTCTTCAGTTGCTATCTCTATCTCTATAACAATAACTTCTTCAATCTCTGCAACTTCTTCAGCTACTTCTTCTTTTGTAAGATCCTCAACTGGTCTCTCCTCAACATCTTCCTGTATTGGCTCAACCAAAACTTCTTCTGTAATCTCTTCAACCTCTTCAACTTTTTCCTCCTCTACTACAATAACTATATCTTCAGAAATGTCCTCAAATATAATTTCTTCTTCTTCAAACTTAAACTCTTCTTCAATTTCCTTGACATCAATTTTAACTTCCTCTTCAACAATATCTTCCTCTGTAATAGTTTCAAGTTCTTCCACTTCATCTTCAAGCTCCAATTCAAGTACCACAACATCATCATCAGGAAGCTCTTCTTCGGTATCTGGTTGTTCTTCATCAACAACTATTATAACTTCTTCTTCTATAACTTCTTCTTCTATAACTTCTTCTTCTATAACTTCTTCAGGTATTTCGCAATCACCACGTTCCAAAGCAGCATCAGTAATATAACAACCATAAAGCTCTTCATTCTTTTTCCTTTGATTATCTCTTTCTACAGTACCATCTTCTACTTCATAAGTTTCGTATTCTGCTGTAGAACCATCATCCATTACAACTTCTACCTTTGGTGGTGGAGGAGGTGGAGGAGGTGGAGGAGGTGGCACAGTAGTAGTAGTAGTAGTAGTTGTAGTAGTAGTAGTTGTAGTAGTTGTAGTAGTTGTAGGAATAGTGCTTACATCTACATATTGCCAGTACAATGTATCTAATACAGATATATCTGTTATTGTAACTTCAAACTTTGTAATAAACTTATCTGTGTTAGATTCATCATTGTTGTAATCAGTAAATGATTTGTAAAAATCATCATACATATTATTACCATCACTACCCCAAGATTGTGCAGATTTGTTTTCTGTTTCTTCTGTACTATCTGAATAATAATATTTAACAGAATAAGAATTATTTACTGCACCTACTAAAAATCCTACTTCATATACATCTTCTGCAAATTCAAAGACATAAGTACCACTTTGTATAGCTAATGAACAACCTGTAGTTCCATACCTGCCTTGTTCATTACAATAAATATATGCAGCTTGATTACCACCACTAATAGTTAAACCTGATTGATAAGTATTATCACTAAAATCTTCTTGAACTGTAACTTCGCCAGGTACTTCTTCTGCGAATACAGGAGTAGGTATTAATAAAAATAATGCCAGGAGAATCCTAAACATTACATTACAATTGCAGCAACAACTCCACCTAATGCTACGAATAGCGTTAATACTTTATAAAACTCTGCTTTATCTAGTTTTGCATCTAGCTTTTCTTCTAATCTATCAAGTCGTTCAATGACCATGTTAAGTAATTCTTTCTGTGTGTAGCCATTGTTGTGTGTCATTTATGGTAAGTCATCTTTCTTAAGTGAAATCCAATCCCAATCTTCGTTAAGATACAGATCGTTCTTAAAATTACTTTCACTTATTTTTTTTAGATATGTAAAAATTATTTTTAAAAAATAACCTATTAAAAATCCTGTTACAAAATCCATAACAAGAATTATATCATACTAAATTATTCAGGTTTTGGATTATCAGCTTTAACTTTAGCTACGTGATCTTTCCATGTAGTAGTATCATTTAAAATGTCTTTATACTGCATGTCTAATTGATCTCCAATAAAACCATACGCTTCTTGTCTAGCTTCTATATAACCAAATTGTTGAGTATTCCATTTTCTATTAGCCAAGTCTGTTACAGCTTGTGCATAATCAGTATCAGTATATTCAAGTTTTTCGTTATTAACTAGCTTGTACATTGGCTTAGCAGCTTCTATTTCTGCTGTAGCTTCAGTTGTTAGTTCTTCTTTTGTTGCCATATCTCTCCTATGTTAGCACATTAATTATTAATTTTATACAATGTGATGGTTCCACCAGTAATTGTAGTAGAATCTCCTGTGATTACTATTCCATTATGAGCTTCTGCAACTCCATATTGCATAGCCCCTTGTGAGCCATGAGCAGTAGATGAAGTTGAATTAAAAACATTATCTTCTATAGTTATGTAACTATATTGGCTTGAATTATTAAAATTAAATAAATAATAAACAAAACTACTACTTTCTCCTGCTGAAGCACCTATTGGACTGTTAGCAAAATACATTTCTGTTCTACTTGGATATGCGAAATTTTCGAAAGCACCATCTGGTTTTAAAATTAAATTAGCAAAATCATACTGTGCAGCAGTTTGTGGTTGTGATGCACCGCTAACAACTTTAGTAAATCTAGTATGTAGATAAGCAGTGTCTGTGTTAATAGTAATACCTTTACCTACTAACATATACACATGATCAGTTGTAACACCATCCATGATTACTGAAGATACAGCACTTGTTACTGTTGTTGATTTTACTTGTTCTATAGCTTCCATTATGTTGCTTTAACTCCATATACTCTTGCTCTAATATTTAATATAGTAGCAGAGCTAAGAAAATTAATTCCTGTATGACTTTCAGCAACTCTTAAAAGTCCAATAGCTTTTCTTGCAGGAGTTCCAATACTTGATACACCTGCATTTTGCCAATTTGCTGCAGTGTAAAGACTTGAATTAAAAGGATTATATATATCTATAACAGTTGCACCACCTTTATTAGATAAATCACTAAAACCTATTTGACCAAATTCTGTTCCTGACAATGTTTTGTTTTCTCCAAAGACACCATAACTTCTCATAAGTAATACTGCATCATCGTAATGTGAACTAGATACAACTCCACTTGCATTCATAAGTCTGAAATTTAAACCACCATTAGCAAAGTCAATAGTATCTAAAATAACTTTATAAGCATCATAATCAGCACTAAAACAATTTGTAATACTTACATTACTTACAGAAGTTGCAGTTTTTGTTTCAATTAATTCTAAAATAGTTGACATAATTTATTCCTCCACACCATAAAGAGAAACACTACCTGCAGTAAAATTACCACCACTATCATTTAAAATTCTTACAGCATTTATTGTTTCTGCAACATTATAAACCTGTCCTCCAAAATACATGAAGATACTTCCAATAGTGCTATGGTGAGTTATCATACTAAATTTAGAACTGTCACCTAAATTGTATAAATAAACATAACCACTCATAGGAGTACCTGCATTAGCAAAAGCCAAAGACCTAAATCTATCTGTACCTGTACTAATACTCGGACCAAAACTTCCATTGTGTCCTCCATATTGTACTCCTCTTTCATAAGCTGTTCCTGCTTCAAAATTACTTCCACCATCATTAGATAATCTCATCTGTGTATAATCTGAATTAGTACCTGTTTTTAAATTAGTATAAGTAAGAAAGTGTACATTATAAGAACCAAGGGAATCAAAATCTACATTTGATTTACCACTTGCACTTTCTGTTTCAAGCAATGTTAATCCACCTGCTGCACCACCACCTGCAGTAATTAATGCTCTAGCTACACCTAGTGGAGCCATTATGCAAACGCTAGTTGTGGGACTATAAAAACTGTAGTACTTGCATCTTTAAATATAAAAGTCACAATGTCTATTGAAGCTGCTGCGGTACTTAATGTTAATCCTGCACCACCTGCTGTTTTACCTGCAGTTTCAGCTTGACCATTTACAGTTGTTTTGTTGATAGCCATAGTCCTAGAACCTGTACCATCTTGTGTAACAATCAAAGTAAATGTTGATATACCTGCGGCAGGTACATTTAAAAAATCTATATCTGTAACAGAGTGTGCTAGTGTAACTGAACCTGTATTACCATTAGCTAAATCAATAGATAATGCTGCTGCTGATGTAACATCTTGATCTGTTTCAGCATAGTCTTTTAATACTGCTGCTGATATTGTTTGGTCGCCACCTGTTACAGCACCTGATAAAGTTACAGCACCTAAAGTTTTATTTGTAAGAGTGTCTGTGGAGCTTTCTGTTACTACTGTTGAATCTATATTTAATACACCAGATGATGCTGTTAAACCTGTTCCATCTATTGCATCTACAAAATCTGCAATAGTTTCTCTTTTAGTAATATTGTTTCCGTCTGCATCTCTAAAGAATATTGAGTCAGCAGCAACGTTTACTGCTGCGTCTGTTACATTAAATACTACTTCTCCTGCTTGTGCGCTACTCCAGGTGCCATCTATAACTTTACCTACAGCATCCCAAATATCTTCAAACATTTGTGCCATAGGAGAAACACGTACCTTTGTACCAGAAGCATGAGATAAACCTGATCCAGCAGCAGATCCTGTTAGGTATCTGTTGTCAACTGTAGACATAGCTGCTGATGATGCATTAATTGTTCCGTCAATAAAAATATATTCTCTTGATGTAGAACTATCTGGATCAATTACCAAATATATTGGTGAAGTTAAACCTGTTGTTGAAGTTAAATTTAAAGTAGTGTCAGTTGCACCAAGTGTTCCTGACAATGTTGTTTCAAAAGCATTACGTAAATTAGTTTCTGCTGCTTTTCTTGTATCTGCCATATTTTATCTTTCTATAGCACCACCTCTATCTATACTTATATCCTTTCTTGTACATTATATCAAGTACCAAATTCGTATATACCTAAATTACCAACTCCGAGAGCGCTAAGAGAAGTTATTTCTGAAGTATCACTTTCTTGTAATTGACCTCTAACAGTAACAAAACAAAATACCATAGTAGAACCTTGTTTAGATATTTCTGATACTGGTAATGTAACATTCTCTACAATTCCTCTTACAGTTTCTTCTGGTCTAAATACGTTTAACGTTACAGATTTACCCTCTAGTTTTTGTATTTGATTAAATATTTTTTGTCCAATGCCTGGTATATTTTTTGCAAGTTTACCTGGTCTTTCAATTCTATCTGAAACATTTATTGGTAACTTAACTATAACGTCCTCTGGTTCTGGGAATGCACGAACAGAAAAAGAATAAACATACGGAGAGTATATTCCACCACTACCTGATTTAATAACTATTTTAGTTACTAACCATCTTGATAATACATTTACTAATGGGACCTCATCACCATTACCTTTAATTTGTATATTCTCTATATTTATCCAACCTGAACTTGATGCATCAGACATATCTTCTAGCTCTGTAGAATAAAATGTATTTACTTCTGATCCACCTGTCATAGTATTTGTATATACTCTTGAACCTATCCATTGTTTTGCAGATGCTGTATAAAAATCTCCTGCTGATAATATTACGTAACCATCATCAACGTAAGTTGTAGTATCTTCTTTAACTACACCAATATCTTTTAAAGTAAAAAATAATATATCGTTAGCAATAGCAATACCTTGACATTCTTTGCTAGCACTACTGTAATATATATTCCTAGCTATACCTAATGTAGGTAGGAATACAGACCACAAATGTGTTTCATTAGCATCTTCAATAACTGACATGTATATTTGTTCTCTTGTTTTTATAAACTTTAAAGGACCTCTATCAACAGTTGTAGAGTCATCTCCCCATTCTTTCATAACTTGTTTGTTGCTTACAATATATAAATTGTCTGCTGCAACAACTTGAGCCATATACAATCTTCCTATGTAACCATTTGTTTGTTGATTTTTTTGTTTAGAACCTACAAAAACAATACCGTTAGATTCGATAATGTCAGTTAATTCTTCTCCCTCAAAAAATGTTTGACCTTTAATAGTTAAACCAGAATCATCTTTTATAGAATAAACATAACCATTACTTGCTGCTGCTAATATTACAGCTCCTGCATCTGTCATGCCTACCCACTCTGTATTGTCAGGTAAATCTTTTACAATAGATGGCGCACCTGAACCTGATGCTACATTTAATAAATTACCATTAGATCCATCTACACCAAATATAAAATCTTTTACAGCAAATACATCTGTGTAATGTTTACTATTTGTATTCCAATCAGACCATGTTGTAGTAGATACATCATATTTACGAATAGTTCCATCAGTACCATCACTCATAGCAACATATAAATCTCCACCATAAATTGCAATACCTCTTACTGTACGTGATAGATTACTAGAGTCAGGTGTAAGTTCTGTCCAGTTAGTTCCATTGTCTGTAGATTGATATATTTTATTACCATCTCCTACATACAAAGTATTACTACTAGAAACTAATACTTGATTTGTTGCATTGTCGCTTCTAGCTAAAGTAGTTCTATGTAACAATTCAACTTTATATTGCGTACCTTTTTCACCTGCATATTTAAATACATCTACACCTTTGCTATCAAAAAATCTTTTGTAATCATTTTTTCCTTGTGTTCTCTGGTGTGCCTGGTCTAATCCTTGTCCACCAGAAAAATCTGATCTACCATAACTTTGACCAAACTCTGATCTAAATTCTTCTGGAGTTTGTGAAGTGTTTATTTGTTGAGCAGCTAATGGTGCAGTTGTTAAAGTAAATTCCCTACCTGGTGCAGTTGCTAATCGTAATAATACATCTGTAATCCCATCACTAATAGATGCTTCGTAACCCCATGCTAAAGGTCGAGAAACTTCTCCACTTGTAGGTACTGGCATTATCCTGTAAAACTAATGCCGTATAAATCAACACCAGCAGGAAACCTGGTACGTTGTTCTCTTCTAGCTCTGTCTAATAGCACTCCATAATACCTAAGTAATGCATTTCTAATTCTTTCACCAGAACCTAGTGGCACTCCTCTTGTCTCTAAACTTTCTGTAATAAAATTTTGTGTAGTAGTATCTACATCTAATTCAGACAACATTTGTGCAACAGCGCCAACCATAACTATCTGTTCATGAAATTCATCTAATCCACTAACAGTATTTAAATCATTTGCTTCTGATGTCGGTCTTGTAAATTGTGCTGCGTATACAACATAAACACTTTTACCACTTGTTGGACCAGTTGGAAATTGAACAGCAACATTAGTAGAGCTAGGTGTAAAATCAGTAAGTAACTCTAATGATATGTCTGCGTAAGTAGTTGTAGAACTTGTAGAATTATTTATTCTTGCTTTTAATATTCTTTTAGTATCTGCTGGTGCCTCTGCATATTGTGTTGAAGTTGTTGTCAATGTAGTAGTCTTAACTGCATACAATGCAGGATATAAACCTATAATTTGATCTCCTATAGCATTAGCTACGTTCATTCTTGGATAACGTGGTTTTAATATAATATCAGCATTTGTACTATGAGAGTCAATAGTTGATCCTAATCTTGCACGTTCTACAGTTATAGTTCTTGTTACTGTATTAATATCTTCCACCATCATTAACTCTTGACCTATTTCTAATATAGATCCAGAACCAATTAAATCTTCTTCTTCTGGTGTCCATAAATTATCTACATAAGTGATTGTTGTTGTAGATGCAGAGTTATCTATACCTGAAGCTAATTGAGATAAAGGTTCCTGCTCTTCTACAGGACGTAAATATTCCCTATATGTTCTATCTATTAATTGAGCAAGCGTTGACATTATTTAGGTTTCCTTTTATATAATTTTTTAGAATTTTTTGTATGTTTAGAACCTGTGTGTATAGTACCATTTTTCATTGTATGATATTTACCTTTGTAAAGTTTTCCTGATTTTAAATAATAAGGCATTATTTTTTATTTTTTCTTTTTTTCTTTTTAGGAAAACCTGCTTTCATATTTGCATACGCTTTAGGTGAAATAGTAGATTTCTTTTTTGATCTACTTGTTCCTGCTTTTTTTCTTTTATTTATGTTATGGTACAATCCTTTTTTTGCCATTTATTCTCCAAACATTCCTACACCTGCAACTTGTATACCGAATCTTCCATCAAATATTTCATCAGCTTCAAATGAATCTGGAAATGATTTGACAAAACTATCGCTGATAATTGCAGCAGATTCTAAAAGTATAGAGGTCTTGCCCTCTTTAAGCATAAGTAGAATACCCATAAGTAACCTAGCTTGCTCTAAATATTAATACTATTTTTCTTTCAGCACCCTCAGAACTACCCGATACTATTTGTAAGTAACCACCTGAAGCAAAAGCCCATCCTGATGGATCAATTCTTATTACGTCACCAGCGCTAACTGTGTAGCTTACTGCTGATCCGTCTGTTTCTTTTACATCTTTCCAACTTGAACCGTCAGTTGAAAACTTAAATGTTACGGTAGATCCTGTCATAGCTGATGGAAACAATATGCCTGACAACAACTGTGTATCAGTATCGACTGCATCACTTGCTGTTTGTCCATTTGCTATTGTTGCTAATTTTGTTACGTTTCTTGCCATATTACTTTTTATTCTAACATACTCACAAGACCGCTAAGGTGGTTTAACGGTCTTAGTGAGTAATACTTGTAGCTTACGCTACGCCTTTAATTTCCCCGTGATACTGCTGTGGACCAAAGTCGAATCCCATTTCCATGTAGACTGCTTTAGCCATTCTTGCATAATCATCTTGGTCTATATCTCTTACGAACATTGTTCCAAATCCTGGAATATTCAAGAATACTGGTTTAACAAAAGCTAAGTCAACGATATACGCTTTGTTAGCTGGTAAGTAATCAGATAGAGCCATACCAATAGTTCCGAATGGTGTTACGAGTGTATCGATATCGACACCTCCAACATTTCGATCTCTTGGTAAGATACCATAATTAGTAGAACCAGAAGCTGCTGTTCCCTTAAGTACTTCATTGTTTAGATCAAGTAATTGTGCTGGAGAACAGAATAATACTGGATTCTTCATTGGCGCACCTGCGGTGTACATAGTTTTCATCAAATTAGTAACTGCTGACCAAGATAGTTTTTGGTTTGTACCTGTACCATCTCCGTCTGTGTCGTGATATTCCCAGTTACCCCCTGCGAGGTTAACATGAGCTGCTAATCCTCTCATTTGACGATTTTGTCCGCCTGTGGAGCCATCATTAAAAGTACCATTGAATGCTTGAAATTCAACTTTCTTAGCTATTGTTTCCAATAGTAAAGACATTTGATAAGCGAGTTCATCAGTTACCTGGTTAGTACCCTCTAGTGCTAATTTATCAATTCCGTTCTTGTAGTTTGCTGATAAATCAAACGGTACAATTTCACCACTAGCTGCTTGAGCTGAGAAAGATATTTGTACTGCTTCATGGAAAATTTCCAATACACCTTGTACAGAAGATCTGGATTGACCTGAATAGTTAGGTTGTCCGCCCTCTGCTCCTGGTGTAACTGAAGAAACAGTTACGTTATCTTGTGTTTGAAATTGGAAAAATGTTGAGTTAGTAACAATTCCACCATTCAAACCGCCTGCTGCTGCTAATAGAGGTGTTCTTGTAGGTGTGATTTTAAACAGTTCACCAGTAAAGTTATCAACGTCACTAGCTACTATAGGATTTGCACCTGATATTGCTGCCATTTAAATCATTTCCTTTCCTCTAATTTACATTAGATATTAATTATTTATTTTTTATCTTTTTTTAATCGCTCAGACATATACATCTTCGCTCGTATAGCTTCCTCTGGAGTTCCTTTTTCGATAATTTCATTTAATAAAACTATTGGATCCTCTTCTCCTATAGGTGCAGAACTTTGTTGTATTTCTTGAGACCTAGCATCTGCATCAAATATTTTATCTGCTGCTACAGAATCATTTAGATTCACATTTTGATCTGCTGTGATTCCATAATTTTCAGATAACCATGATGACAATTCGGAAGAATCTAATTTACCACTATAAAGATCTGCTGCCATCTTTCCTGTTCCTTGTGTAGGATCAAGTCCTACCTCTTTAAACAAGTTAGTTTTAGCATATCCACGTAGTTCCTTATTTTCTTTTTCCAGGCGTTTAGTGTAATCTCTAAAAGATTCCTCGCCTTTTCCCTCTGCTATTTCTGTCTCCTTAACTTCTTCTGTCATATCTATACCTTTTCTCTACCTTTATGCACATGCTCTATTAATGGTAGGATTTAATAGGTGTGGTTCTATTTGTTACTAACTTATAAGTGAAAATTCCGCCTTAGAACTAGGCATTAACACCACAACGATTTGATACTTGATAGGTACGTTGGCATTCCTATCAGCATGGTGATCTATTTATATACTGGCGGATTCTACCTACGCCATTAAATATATTATAACATTTATGATATTAGGTAATAATAAAAAAACGCACTTAAAGTTCTTGTAAACCTGTAACACCAGTCTCAGATATAGCAGTAGTACCTGTTGCAGAGAATATTGTTTCTTCTTCTGATTCTAATTGTTGTTTTAAAAATGCAGCTTCACTATCTCCAAATACTTCTGCTTCTAAAAATTCTGAAGTTCCAAATACTGCTTGACTCTCTCTATATTTTGCAGCTAATCTCCTAAGTCTTGGTAAATTAGTTTCTGCTTTTGCTGCTAATTGTTGTGCAAGTTGTGAATTAACACCAGCATTAATTAATCTTTGTGATTGTGATAATGTTACATCAACTCCACGTTCTGCAAATGCACCACCTATTTGTGATATTTTAACTCTGTTTTCTATAATATCTTTACTTATATCTTCATTTATAAAACTAGCAAATATAGCTTCGTCTGTAATCTGATCTTCAGATGTAGCAACATTAGGATAGTTTTGTACATAAAATGTTTTGACTGCATCAAACTGTGGGAATAATAAACTATAAGCTGTTGATAATCTTTCTTCTACTTCTTTTGGTGCTACGTCTTGTTCAAATAGTTGTACAATTTTATTTTCAAATAAATCAGGATTTAAATTGTAATCAGCAAAATAACTTCTATATGCTTCTACATTAGTTAAATATTGTAGTTCTGGTGTTGCACCCTCTAACCTAAGTGTCTTACCATCTTCTCTAAATATACCAGGAAACTCATCTTTGTATTTTTCTGTTGTTCTTAATTCACGTATAGCATCATCTGCTTCACCACCATTAGTGTTGTATATAGATATAAATGTTTGCAATAATTCTTCGTCCATCCATGTGTAATTTAATCTTGCATACTCTTCAATATTAAATTTTTCTACTGGATCTCCTGGTTGTTCAGTCAATTGTGGACCTGTAGGTGGATCGCTTCTACCATCATCTGCTGAACCTATATCTTCTTCTGCAGATGTACCATCAGAATATATTGTTAGTCTCATCCTACGTCCATTATTAATGTACTCTCTTATAGAAGTTATTGTTACTGGACCACCTATACTTGAACCATCTCCTGAACCATCTCCTGAACCATCTCCTAAACCATCTCCTGAACCATCTTCTGAACCATCTTCTGAACCATTTCCTTGTCCCTCTCCTTGTCCCCCTGCATCAGCTAGAGCTTTTAATCTTGTTTCT